ATACCCGAAAGAGGTGCTACCTCCATGGTAGTGGAATCGAACGACATTCCCATCAACGGCGCGAAACCGCCCGCCGAGCCGGAGAACAGCATCACCGAGCTGTCCGCGCTGGCCAGCAAGACCGACACCTCCGCCTACTGGGCCGGAGTCTTTAGCGGCTTCATGATGGGCGTCTGCCTGGTCCTGGCCATCTGGCTCGTGACCACGTGAAGTCGTGGCTCGGCGCGGCACCTGCTCGCGTAGACGACGAACTGCGGACCGCCCGGTTGGCCATCACGCGGGTACTCCGCCGGCCGCTCGCCGAGGTGAACCCGGTGGACCTGGCCGAGGTCGGCCGCAACGCCGAGTTGCTCGGTGCCGCGATCGACAAGGCCAATCAGCACCGGGCTGGTGGCCGATGAACCCGCGTATCGCGATGGTCGGCAGCATCGAGGCCAACAACCAGCACGAGATCGACGAGCTGGTCCGGGAGACCGGGCTGACGGCGTTCGTGAAGGCCGTAGCCGCCGAGTTCGACTACTCGGGTCCGGTCTTCGCCATCAACACGCCAGCGGGACCACGCCGGGCACGCGGGCTGTTCCGCGACCCGGTCGGCACCTGGTTCGTGGACACCGAACTGGTCGCCCGGTCGCTGCACCCCGCCAGCGAAGACAGCCGCGACTGGCTGGGCCAGCAGATCGGTGGAGGCTCCGGCACCGTCCACGAACTCCGCATCGTGGTGCTGTCGGTCGGCGAGCACTTCGCCCTGCTCACCCCGATCGACGACATCCTCTTCGCCGATGACCTCGAAGGCCAGTACGAGGAAATGCCAGCGTCGTTCGGCTGGGCCAGGGGCTGGGAGAACCGGCCCGAGGTCGGCGACGAGCAGGCCATCTACCTGGTCGCGAACGGGGTGCCGGTATGACCACCCGTCACGGCGACCTCCGCGCGGTAGTCGAACGCCACGCCGACCGCCTTCAGCAGACCCCCGACATACAGATTGCCCGGCCGACCAGCAGCACCACGAAGGAGAACAGCGTGACCATCAGTTTCGACCCCTCCAGCGTTGGACATGACGGGCGATGCGACCTCGACGCCGGATGCACCACTCCTGCGGCCTGGGCCGTCGCTGAGGCTTGCAGCCCGGAACTGCTGACCGGCGCTTCGGCGCTCGCCTTCTACTGCGACCAGCACATCGCCGCCGCCCCGGTGGCCTGCTTCGATGCCGTTGAGTGGGCATCGAAGTCATTCACCGGCGACCTCTGGCCCGCCTTGGTCGCGAGCTACCCGAACCCGCTCCCGGTGGCCAACGAGTCGCTGCCGACGGTGGGTGTCTGACATGGCCGGGCAGCCGCAAATCGCCGTCGTCGACGGACCCGTGTACCCGCCCGGGTCGCCGCTGGACCAAGCCGCGCAGCAGAACGGCCGCTGCGGGGCGTGCGGAAAGGCGCTGTTGCATCCCGATTCGATCGCCGCCGGCTTTTGCGCGCCAGACCGGATCACGTACGTCTGGCCCAGCACCAACCTCACCGAGGAGAACTGATCATGGCTGGAGAAACGGTCATCACGGTCGTCGGCAACCTGACCGACGAGCCGGAGTTGAGGTTCACGCCCTCCGGCGCTGCGGTGGCGAAGTTCCGGATCGCCTCCACGCCGAGGTCGCTGGACAAGGCATCGGGCGAGTGGAAAGACGCGGACCCGCTGTTCCTGGCCTGCTCGGTGTGGCGGCAGGCGGCCGAGAACGTCGCGGAGTCGTTGACCCGTGGCTCCAGGGTCATCGTGTCCGGCCGGCTCCGCCAGCGGTCGTACGAGACGAAAGAGGGCGAGAAGCGCACCGTCTATGAGCTGGAGGTCGACGAGATCGGCCCGTCGCTGCGGTACGCCACCGCGAAGGTGCAGAAGATGACTCGCACCTCCGCCGGTGGCACCAGCGGCGGCCAGTCCAGCAGCGGCGGATTCGCCAGCGACGACCCGTGGTCCACGCCCGCAGCCACCCAGGCGCAGCCGTCCAACTTCGACTCGGAACCTCCTTTCTAGACCCTGAACCCGTTGCGTAACAACGGGTTCCGCCCCGACCGGCCAGGCCGGCGCACCGTCCACCGAGGGACGGCGGGGCACGTCAACAGACATCGGTCCCACAGACGGGGGACGCACAATGAACCACACCCTCACGCTGCCCGACGAGATCCACGGGCAGCTCCAGTTCGAGTTTGAAGCCGGCTACACGGTCGGCTACGCGGCTGGCGTCCGGGATGAGCGGCAACGCATCGCCAACGGACACGCCGAGCTAGACCGGTCCTGGATCAACCAGGCGGTCCGGACCGAAGAAGACCGCATCGCCGAGCGGGCCGCGGCGATGGAACACCACGCCGACCTGCTCGCCGAACGGCTGATCGAGCGGTACGGACGGCGCTACCGGGGCACCTACCACGGTGGGCCCGTCGACTGGGAGACCGGCGCTCCGCTGCGGCACCTGCGAGCAGTCGCGTGACCACCGCCTTCGAAGACGACCTCTGGGACGGCTTCATTGCCACAGAGGCACCCGTAGAACCGGCCGGCGGCGACCTCAACGGAGCACCGAACACGATGGGCGCCTGCCGCCGCACATGGGACGACATCGGCAACGCTGACCGGCTCGTCGACCACGCTGGACATCGCATCCGGTGGGCCATCGACGCCGAGAAGTGGGCGGTGTGGACCGACGGCAACCATTGGGCCATCGAGGGCGGCGGGACTCTCATCGTCGGTGTGGCCCGCGAGGTGCTGGACCGGATGCCCTTCGCCGAGGCTCCGCTGTACGACGACACACCGCGCATGAGCGCGGAGGGCAAGCCGCTGCCGTCACTGCGGGAGGACTTCCTGAAGTTCGTCAAGCGGCAACGGTTCAACACGAAGATGGCCGCGATGGCCGCGGTCGCCCGGTCGGTGCCGTCCATCCAGGTGCGGATGGACCAGTTCGACTCCCACCCGATGCTGTTCAACTGCCGTAACGGGATCATCGACATGCGCACCGGGGACCTCCAGCCGCATGACTCGGCGCTGCTCCAGTTGTCGCTGTCCAACGTGGTCTACAACCCGGACGCGAAGGCACCGCTGTGGGAGGCGTTCCTGGCCCGGGTGATGCCCGAGAAGGAGCGCCGCGACTACCTGGCCAGGATCAGCGGGTACACGCTGACCGGCGACACCGGCGAGCAGGCCATCTTCTGCCACCACGGCGGCGGAGCGAACGGCAAATCAGTGTTCATGCGGATCTTGCGGGCGCTGGCTGGGACGTACGGGCAGGCGGTACCGCAAGCCACGCTGTTGACGAAGAGCGGCGACGGCATCCCGAACGACGTCGCCCGGATGATCGGTAAGCGGCTGCTGATCACGTCGGAGACCGGCGCCGGGAAGCGACTCGATGACGAGCTAGTCAAGCAGCTCACCGGTGGCGAAGAGATCAGCGCCAGGTTCATGCGCGGCGAGTTCTTCGACTTCACACCCGTCGGGAAGATCCACCTGATGACCAACCACCTCCCGGTGATCGGGAGTGGCCACGGCACCGCCCGGCGCCTCCAAGATATCGGGTGGGATGTCACGATCCCGCCGGAGGAGCAGGACAAGTCCCTGGCTGATCGGATCATCGCCGAGGAGCTTCCCGGGGTGCTGGCGTGGGCTGTGCGTGGCTGCCTGGAGTGGCGGGAGACCGGGCTGGCCGTGCCCGAGTCGGTGCGGCTCAAGACCGCCGAGCACGTCCGGTCCAGCGACCCGCTGGCGCAGTGGCTGGAGGAGCGCACCGACACGGTGGCGGAAGAGGTCACCGAGACTCGCCCGCTGTTCAAGGACTACCGGGCGTGGGTCGACGAGTCCAACGGCAGGCCGATGACGGAGAAGTCCTTCGTCGACGCGATGGACGAGCGGGGCTTCGTCCGGGACAAGGACGGCCACACCCGCCGGTCGGTGATCCGTGGCATCCGGCTGGTGCCGCGCATGCAGCAGGGAGGCGGCTATGGGCTCTGACGCCGGGTTCCGAAGGGGTCGTCGAAGGGGTTCCCAAGATCAAAGCTCAACCCCTTCGAGCCATTTGACCAGGGATTATGTAGATCTTTCGAAGGGGTCGAAGGGGTCGAAGGGGTTAAGAGCCCTATTACCTATAAACCAAAACCAAGACGCTCTCTTTGAGATCGGCGACCAACCCGCTGAAACCCCTTCGATGGCTTCGACCCCTTCGAACCCGCAGGTCACACCCCCGAAGGGGTCGCCTTCGAAGCCTTCGAACCCCTTCGCAGGGCTTGCCCGGGTGGAGATCGGCCCGCTGAAGGCCAAGGTCTGGGCGCCGTTCTGGGCCCGACCGATCGTCATGAAGGCCCGAGGCTGCCGCTGGTCGACGCCTGACCGCTGCTGGATCATCCCGGCGCGCCGGGCCGACGGCACCGTCACCCGACTCGAATTCGCCGGCTACGTGGTTCGGGTCATCGATCACGTTGCCGGTACCCGCGACCCGTTGCGGCTCCGCCCGACACCCCTCACCACAAGGAGCACCCGGTGATCATCACCAACTTCGCCACCGACACCAACGACTGGTACGCGTTCTTCACCGACACCAAGGGCGAGGGCAGCACCTGGTCCTGCCCGGTCCTCGGCTGGGCCACCTGCGAGGGCGAAGAGTCCGGCACGACGTGGATCGAGCCCGTCGTACTCGTCGACCAGAAGACCCCGATGCCGATCAGCCAGCACATGCGCGGAGCCACCGACGTCACGTACCAGGTGGGCCGGTGATGACCGGCATCCTCGCGAGCCCTCGCGACACCTCGCGGGACCTCGCCGCCGAGCTGGACCAGATGCGCGCCGACCGGGTCGCCGCCGCGGTAGCCCGCAGGACCCGCACCGCCAACACCCGGGCCGCATTCGCCCAACGACGCACCGCCGGCAAGACCCGTCACCACGCCGACCGGCTGGCCAACACGAAGGAGACCCCGATGCCCGTCAACGGCAGCACCGTGAAGACCGCCGAGGCCGCACCTGAACGCAAGCCACGCTGCCGGTACCTCATCCGGTCCGGCAGGCCGTCCAGCGGACTGGAGTTGACCAGATGCCCGAACGAGCTAGCCGGCAACGTTGGCGATGAAGTCGAGCTTTGTGTACGTCATTTGGCCGCCGCCATCGCACTCGTCCAGCGCCGAGCCTCCAGCAACTAGCCCACCACCAACGGGGAGGACACCACAGTGGCAAACCTGCTCGCAGAAATCGCCGAGGCCGCCGACGCGCTCACCGAGCCGTACCAGCACCTCGAACCGATCTTCACCGTCGACCGGCACCGCAACCGCCGGATGAAGTCCGTCCACGTCACCCGGCTACCCGGACTCCTCGGACAGCTCGCCGAGCAGTTCCATCCCGGCGCCACCGATGAGCAGGGCACCCGCAGCACACCCGGCAGCCGGCCGCCCGTCAACCTCGACGCCCTGTCCGCGCACACCGCCATCACCATCGGCTCCACCCGCTGGATGTGGTCACTGGGCCTCGACATCCGGAACACCCCAGCGTCCAACATCCGGGCGCTGGTCGGTGCGGCCAGCACCATGGACTCCGACACACAGCGGGCACTACTGGCCGAACTCCGCCAGTGGCGCCACCAAGCCGAGGTGTTGACCGGCTGGGTGAGTGCGCCGTACGCGCCACACGGTCCATGCCCGCAGTGCGAAGCCGTCGGAGGACTCCGGGTACGCCTCGACGTCCACACCGCCACCTGCCTGCGCTGCGCAGCCTGGTGGACGCCCGACACCATCGACGAGCTCGCCGAACACATCCGCACGTTGACCAGCGTGTCCGCTTGACTCTATGTCCGAATTCGACGAAGATCGCGGGTGGAGGAGTCTGCCGCTGGCAGGCTCCTTTCGCCATTGGGGGAGCAGCTGATGCCACTCCGGCCCTGTCTAGGCAGTAGCACCGCAGCACCGGGCCACGTCCTCGTACAGGGCGCGTCCCGATGCCCCGGGTGCACCACACAGCAAGGGCGGGACAAACGCGGGAGGCGCCCCTACAGCTGGGGGGAACAGCAACGCAGGGCACGGGCAGTAGCCGACCACGTCGCGACGTTCGGGTACATCTGCCCCGGGGATCAACACCACCCACCCCACCCCACACGGGACCTCACCGCAGACCACCTCACCCCCGTACGTGCAGGAGGCAGTGAGGCAGGCCCACTACGCGTGCTATGCCGCAGTGCCAACAGCTCGAAAGGTTCGAGGCTGAGCTGAGCACCAACAACACCAACCCAACCCCACCGCCGAGGGGCATGGGGGGCACCCCCCGATCGTGAAAATGTCCGAATAGGGGCCTGACCCCATACCCCCCGGAATTTTTCCGTGGTACCTAGCGGCTCCAATTTCTCCCTGACCTGCTGTTTTTCGACGGAGGCGATTCCGGTGCCTCGTACGAAGAAGGCCGCCGGCACTGCGGTCGACACTCGCAACGGCCGCCGGGCTGACCTTCAGGTTGTGGCCGGCACCCGGTTCGATCCGCCGGAAGGCATCAGTGACCAGGCGGTCGAAGCCTGGAATGCCTACTGGGCGGACAACGTGGCCCAGGTGCAGACCCCGGTGGACCGCCCGGTGTTGCTGCGCTGGGTCACCGAGATGGACCGGTACCTGCGCCTGGTCGCCGAGGCTGACCGGCAGCCGGTGGTCAAGGGGTCGCAGGGTCAGCCGGTCGAGAACCCGTTGTATGGCGTGGCGTACAAGGCGCTGGCTGTGGTCCAGGCGTGCGAGAAGCAGCTGGGCATGGGCCCGCTGAACCGCTCCGCTTTGGGCATCGCGGTGATCGCAGAGGTCAAGTCGCTGGCCGAGATGAACGCCGGATACGGGGGTGGTCCGGATGCCGGTCAGCACTCCGACGAAGCCCCGAGCCCGCAGGACGACCCGCGCGTCATCAGCATCACCGCCCGCTGACCCGGGCTGCGGGGCGTGCGGATGGAAGCCCGCGGCGAAGGAACTGTGGCCCACCCATGGCGGGCTGGCCGTGCGGTGGATCGAGGATAATTGCATCTGCGGCGAAGGCGACTTCTACGGCCAGAGGATCAAGCTGCGGGCCGATCAGCGGCTGTTCCTCTGGCGCTGGTATGAGCACTGCCCGAACTGCGACCAGTGGCGCTATGACGAGGCGTTGCGGGGCGAGGCGACCGGCGGCGGCAAAACGACTTTTATCGCCGCATTAGTGGTGTTGGAGTTCGCAGGCCCGGCACCGATCGCCGTGTCCAGCCCGAACATCCCGATTGCTGCGGCGTCGTTCGAGCAGGCCGACTTGCTGTTCGGGACCGTGGCCACGATGTGCGGCGGCCGGGACCAGATGGCGAAGGAGTCCCCGCTTTGCGGGTTCTTCGAGGTGTACGACACGGAGATCAAATTCTCCGATGGGCGACCGGGCCGGATCTTCCGCATCGCCGCGGTGGCCGGCACGAACGAGGGCGGCTTGCCGACGCTGTTCGTCCGCGATGAACTCCACGAGTGGGGCGAGCCTGGCTCCCGGAAGGCACGCGTCGCGACGGTGGTCGGCAAGAGCACCCGGAAGCGCCGCACCGCGCACGGCTCGGGCCGGATCATCTCGCTGTCGACCGCGGGCTTCGACGTGAACAACTCGTTCCTGGGCCAGCTGTACAAGCTGGGCAAGCGGGTCGAGCGCAACCCCAAGGTCTCACCCCGGTTCCTGATGGACTGGTCCGAGGCGCCCGACGGGCTGAACTTCAAGCTGGCCAAGCATCGGGAGCAGGCGGTCAAGGCCGCATCCGGCGCGGCAGGTGTCCTCTGGGCGGTTGCCGACCGGGTCAACGACTGGGGTAAGCCCGCGTTCCCGTCGCACGAATGGATCCGGTACTTCGCGAACCGCTGGGTCGACGTCGCCGAAGACTCATGGATGCGCGACCACCCGGGCGCCTGGACGGCCTGCCAGGGCAAATGGAAGTCCGACCCCGCGAACCCATTCGTCGTCGCGGTCGACATGGCCCTGAAGCGGGACAGCGTCGCGGTGGACCGCATCGAGCAGCTGCCCGACGGCCGCTTCGCGGTTACCTCCCGGATCTGGGAACCGACCGGTGGGCCGATCGACCACCTTGACGTGTTCAACCATGCCAAGGGCCTGGCCGTCGGTAGCGGCTTCCGTGGCGTCGTCTATGACCCGCGCTTCTTCGAACTGCCGGCCCGGATGCTGGAGGACTCCGGCGTTCTGGCTATCGAGTTCGACCAGTCTCCGGTCCGGATGGCCCCGGCGTGCGGGCTGGCCTTCGACCTGATCACCGGCAAGCGCATCGTGCACGACGGTGACCCGGAGCTGACCGCCCACATCAACGCCGCGGTGAAGCGCGAGCAGGAGCGAGGGTTCACCTTGTCGAAGGGCAAGAGCAAGCGCCACATCGATGCCGCGGTCGCCCTGTGCATGGGCCTGTGGATATTGCACGAGGTGCCGGCGGCCCCTCCACCGAAGCCGTGGGTGATGTACGGGTGAGACGCATCGAAGCTGTTGCCCTGTTCGCGTTCGCGCTGCTGCTGGCCGTTGCCGGCCTTGCGTGGTTGTTCGGCCCGTACGGGCTGCTCGGTGCCGGTCTGGCACTGATCGTGGTCACCCTGTTCGCCCTCGACATCAAGGACGGTGACCGTGAAGCTGTGGGACCTCCTGCGCGCCGGTAACACCGTGGCCCGGTACAGCCTCGACGACTACGGCCGGGACCTGACCTCCGCGTACGGGAACTTCGGACTGTACGGGTCGGGCACCTCGCCCTACCAGAAGACCGAGGACATCGAGAACAGCTTTGCCGGATACACCCAGGCGGCGTACAAGTCCAACGGGGTCGTGTTCGCGGTCATCTTGACCAGGCTGTTGCTGTTCTCCGAGGCCCGTTTCCAGTGGCAGAGGATCAATAGTGGCCGGCCGGGTGACCTGTTCGGCACTGCCGATCTGGCGCTGCTGGAGATGCCCTGGCCGAACGGCACCACCGGGGAACTGCTGGCCCGCATGGAACAAGATGCTTCGCTGGCCGGCAACTTCTACGCGGTGCGTGAGGCGGAGCGGCTACGCAGGCTACGCCCAGACTGGGTGACGATCGTTCTGTCGGCGCCGCCGGCCGAGGCTACTCAGTCCGACGTGATCGGCTACTGGTATCACCCGGGCCGGGTCATGGCCGGGCTGGAACCCACCTCGACCGATGAGCTGTTCCTGCCGGAGGAGACCTGCCACTGGTCGCCGGTGCCGGACCCCGATGCCCAATATCGCGGAATGTCCTGGTTGACGCCGGTGGTCCGGGAGATTCAGGCGGACCGGGCCGCGACCGAGCACAAGCTTCGGTTCTTCGAGAACGGCGCGACTCTGGGCCCGGTCATCTCCCTGAAGGAAACGGTGACGGCCGAGCAGTTCAAAGAGTTCATCGCCGAGACGAACGCTGCCCACAAGGGCGTAGAGAACGCCTACAAGCCGCTGTACGTCGGCGGCGGGGCGGACGTCACTCTGGCCACGGCCGACATGCGGCAGCTCGATTTCAAGGGCACCCAGGGCGCCGGGGAAACTCGGATCTGCGCGGCCGGCCACGTTCCCCCGATCATCGTTGGCCTGTCCGAGGGTTTGCAGGCGTCGACCTATTCGAACTATGCGCAGGCGCGCCGGGCGTTCGGTGACGGCTGGGCCCGGCCGCAGTGGCGTTCGGCGTGTGCGGCGCTGGCCAGCATCACCGATGTGCCGGCCGGGACCACACCCGGCACAGTGCGGCTCTGGTACGACGACCGGGATATTGCCTTCCTGCGCGAGGACCAGGCCGATGCGGCGAAGATCGCCCAGACGGTGGCGATCACCATCAGGACCTACACCGATGCGGGCTTCGAACCGAAGTCCGCGGTTGCCGCCGCGGTGGCCTCCGACCCGACGCTGCTCGTGCATTCGGGTTTGTACTCGGTGCAGTTGACTCCGCCGGGTACAGCAGCCGCGCCGGGTAGCCCGGCGGCGGAAGGCACCCTGCCGGCACCTGAAGACACGCCAGCCGACGAGCCGGCCCCCGATACGAACCCGGATGAGGTGGAGGCGCCATGAACTTCAGTGAGTCGCTGCACCCCCGGGTGCCGGCCGGCGGTACCGGTGGCGGCGAGTTCGGCGCCGACGGGAAGGCGAAGCCCAAGGCCCCGGCCAAGGGCGGAGCGAAGGCAACGGCTCGGCCCAACGCTGGGCCGCTCAAGTCGTCGCTGTCCTTCGACGGCACGCGCGGCCCGGGCTACGGGACCAAGAACGGCGACCCGCACGTGCACGACCTTCAGGAGGCGCTGACCCGGCTGGGTCTCACCGACTCCGACGGCAAGAAGCTCGTCGACGACGGGAAGCTCGGGCCGCGCACCACCGAGGCCATCAAGGCGGCCCAGAAGAAGCTCGGCGTCAAGGCCGACGGCGTGGTCAGCCCGGCGTTCTACACCAAGCTGCTGGCCGCCAAGGCGACCCCGAAGGCGGCACCCAAGGCGGCGCGTTCCGATTTCGAGGTCCCGATCCTCGGCCGGGACATGTACCTGCGCACCTGGCCGCTGGACGGCATCGAAATCGTGTCCCGTGCGAAGGGCGGCGACGGCAGAACGGTTGAGGCGTATGCCGCGGTGTTCGGTGTCCCGAAGGAGATCACCGACCAGCACGGGCACTACATCGAGGACATCCACCGGTCGTCGTTCAACCGGACGCTGAACGGCAAGGGCGCCAAGGCGATGTGCCTCTACAACCACGGCTTGGACCTGCAGGGCAAACCGATGGCGATGGCCCAGGTGCCGCTCGGCCTGCCGCTGGAGATCAAGCCCGACTCGCGGGGCCTGCTCACCCGGACGCGCTACAACAACAGCGAGTTCGCGGACCGGGTGCTGGAGTCGATCAAGAACGACGAGATCACCGCCCAGTCCTTCCGTGGCCCGATCTACCGCTCCGACCCTGTCCGGGTACCCCGGACGCGGCCCGGCGCGGCCCTGCCCACGGTGACCCGCCTGGAACTGGGCCTGTCCGACTACGGGCCCACCCCGATCGCCTACTACCCGGAGGCCCAGATCATGGCCGTCCGCTCGGCGGTAGACATCATCGAAGACATCGCCGGCCTGGACCAGGCCGAGCGTGCGGAGCTGATCCGCGCCTTGTCGCCCACCACTCCGCTGGTACCGACGGATCCGGAGACGACCACAGCCACCCCCGACGATTCGGGGCCCGGCGCCGAGGACCCGCGCGACGCGCACTCCAATCGGCTCGCTATTGCCCGTGCGCGGCTGCGTATGGACATGATCGCCAAGGGAGTACGAAATGGCTAAGCGCACGGCTGCGACGATCGCGGCTGAGCAGGAAATCCTCCGCACCGAGCTGATCGAACTCGACGAGCTGGAGGAGCCCACCGACGAGCAGGTCACCCGCGCCACTGCGGCGCTGGGCGAGTTCGAGACGCTGGACACCGAGCGCACCGCGGCCGTGGCCTACGAAGAGAAGATCGCCCTGGTGCGGTCCAAGGCACTCGACCCGGCCAACGTCGAGCCGGGCACGCCGCGCAGCCCGGAGGTCAAGCGGACCGCCGACCCGTACGAGGGGCTGGAGGCGCTGCGGTCCGGTTTCGCGGAGCCGGCCGACGTCATCTCCCGGGCGCAGACCGCCGTGGAGAAGGCGCCCCGGCACCTCAACGACGCCGGCCGCGAGCACATCCTGGCGATGCTGGACCAGGACGGCAAGCAGGCGGCTTTGCTGGCCCGGCACCTGCTGCTGACCGGCTCGGAGGAGTACCACCGCGAGTTCGAGGAGTTCTTCGAGTCCGGCGGCCGGTACATGGGCCCGAGCCTGCGGCGTGCTATCTCGCTGACCCCGGACAGCGCCGGTGGCGCCCTGATGCCGTTCACCTTCGACCCGACGATCATCCTGACCAACCTCGGGATCAAGTCGTCCATTCGCAACCTGGCCACGGTCAAGCAGACCCTGACCAACTCGTGGAACGGTGTCACCTCCGACGGCGTGACCGCCGGCTGGCTGGCGGAAAACACGGCCTCCGGCGACAACACGCCGGGGTTCACCCGGCCGGGTATCCCGGTGTACAAGGCGTTCGCGTGGGTGGTCGGTTCGTACGAGGCGCTGGCCGACAGCGGCTTCGCCTCCTCGCTGGGCATGCTGGTCGCCGACGCGAAGGACCGGCTCGACGGTGCGGCGTTCGCGACCGGCAACGGCACCACCCAGCCCAAGGGCCTGGTCACCGCCGCGGTGGCGACCACCGCCTCCCGGGTGGCTTCAGCCGGCGCGAGCATGGCTGTGGCCGACGTCTTCAACCTGGTCAACGCGACCAGCGAGCGGCACGGCGACGAGAGCGTGTGGTTCGCCCACAAGTCGGTGTACAACCAGATCCGCCAGTTCAGCACGGTCACCTCGGGTGGCGCGTTCTGGGCGGACATGGGTGTCGGCACCCCGCCGAGCCTGCTGGGCGCCGGGGCCTACAAGGAGTCCTCGATGGACCCCCTGAAGGCGGGCACCACCTCGACGCTGCTGGTCCTGGCGGACCCGAAGTCGTACCACGTCGTCGACCGGGTCGGTCTGACCCTGAAATATAACGACATGATCATGTCGACCACGACCAACACCCCGATGGGCCAGGCCGGCTGGGCCGCGTTCTGGCGGACCGGCGGCGACCTGATCGACCCGGCCGGCTCGGCGAAGGTGCTGCGCCAGTTCACCACCACCAGCGCCTGGGTCTAGGCGCACCAATCGCCCGTCGGTAGCTCCGACGGGAAGGAGACCCCCGGCTGCTGGGTGCCGGGGGTCTCCGTATACCCAGAGGAGAAACCTTGTCACAGGTATTCGTGGCGTGGCTGCACCCCGGCGACGTCAGCTCGGCGTTCGCCGAGTCCCTGTCCGGCATGCTCGCGTGGGACTTCCTGCGCCAGACCGAACGCGACCTGCCCCGCCAGCTCACCGGGATGCGCGGCTTCCACGCCGGCGTGAACATCGCCGGCCCCCGCAACGGCGTGGTCCGGGAGTTCCTGGCCCGGCCGGAGTGGGGCGACTGGCTGCTTCAGATCGACGTGGACATGCTGTTCGCCCCGGACTCGGTGGAGAAGCTGCTCGCCGCCGCGGACCCGGTGTCCGCCCCGGTGGTCGGCGGGTTGTGCTTCGGCGCGACCGACGGCGAACTGTGGCCCACCCTCTACGACCTCACCGAGGGCGACGACGGCCCGTACCTGATCCGGCGGCCCACGTTCGAGCTGGACACCATGCAGCGGGTCACGGCGACCGGCGGGGCGTTCCTGATGATGCACCGCTCGGTGCTGGAAGCGGTGCGGGACAAGGCTTTCAATGCGGCGTATCCGTGGTTCCAGGAAACGGAACTGTGCGGCGAGCCGTGCGGCGAGGACCTGACGTTCTGCCTGCGCGTCGGTCTGGCGGGGTACTGGGTGCACGTCAACACCGGCGTGCGCATCGGGCATGTGAAGCCCACCGTGCTCGGCGCGGCCCGGTATCTGGCCCAGCAGGCGATGCAGGAGCAGGCCAATGACTGACCTGGTGATGGTGGTCCCCTCGCGCGGGCGACCGGCTGCCGCTCACGAGCTGGTGCAGATGTTCAACAACACGGCTGTGACCCGGCCGGGCCTGGTGTTCGCTGTCGGCGAAGATGACCCGACGCTGCCGGAGTACCGCCGGCTGACCGGGTTGACCCTCGGCGTCCAGCTGGCTATCCAGCCCGTCCCGCCCGTCGACCGGCCGTCCACCATGGTCCACGCGCTGAATGCCGTAGCCGTCTGGCTGACCAACGCCGAGGGCGGCCCGTACGCGGTGGGCTTCATGGGCGACGACCACCGGCCACGCACCTACGGGTGGGACCGGATGTACCTCGATGCCCTGCGCGAGATGGGCACCGGGATCGTGTACGGCGATGACCTGTTCCAGGGCGAGGCACTGCCTACGCAGGTAGCGATGACCTCGGACATCATCCGGGCGCTGAGCTTCATGGCCCCGCCGAACCTGTGGCACATGTTCTGCGACGACTTCTGGCGCGACCTCGGCCGGGCGGCCGGGTGTCTGCGGTACATGCCAGAGGTCGTGGTCGAGCACCTGCACCCGCTGGCCGGCAAGGCTTCCGTCGATGCCAGCTACCTACGGTCCAACGACCCGGCTGTGTACGCACACGACGCCGATGTGTACACCCGCTACCACCGGTCGGGCCAGTTCGCCGCCGACGTCCTGAAGGTCCGGGCACTGCGACCAGAGGGGGCATCGTGACCGCCACGGGTACTACCTCCGGCGACCCGCACAAGCTGGATAAGACCGGTGGCACCGTGACCGGGTCGCTGACCGTAGGCGACGGCGTCGCCAGCGAAGCTGTCACCGTTGTATCGTCGTTCACGGGCGGCGAGAACAACAGCGATTCAACCGGCCGCATCGACCTGTACTCGTACCAGCGCGCCCAGAAAAACGCCGCCGATGGCATCACCCCGGCAAGCTTCGGCGAGGTGCTGCGGATCTACTCCCGCCGGTACGACTCGAAGCAGATGATCGCCTGGTACGGGCCGACCTCATACAACCCCGACCACACCCCAGCCACCGCCGACACCGTGTGGTTCTGGATGGGCGCCCACTACGAGGCCAACGACCACAACTCGGTGCATGGGCACTGGTCGGTGGAGGTGCCCGACTCCGCAGGCCAGATGCAGACCCGCATGGAGTTGCGCATCTGGGATCCCGTCACCGGCGTGTTCGGCATGGACCGCACCATCCTGAAGGTCAACGCCGCCGACGTGGTGATCGCCTGCGACGCCGGGTCGCTACAGATCGCGGGCACCGCCGGCACCGCGAAGAACATCTACTTCACTGATGACAGCCTCGCCGCAACGGCCGGCAAGCGGTGGGGGTTGCAGGCCGACACCACCGCCGAGGGCGGCTCCAACGTCGGCACCGACTTCCGGATCAACCGCTACAACGACTCCGGCGCCTTCGTCGACAGCCCGGTCTTCGTCAAGCGCAGCACCGGCGTGGTCGGCATCGGCAACATCACTAGCCCAGCCGCCCGCGTGGACGTGTCCGAGGCTGGGTCGCGACACACCATCGAGGCGATTCAGACCACCAGCGGCACGGTCAACTTCGCCGCCTACTCCGGGATTCTGGGCGCGGTCGCCAACCGGTACGTGGACTTCCGGATATCCGGCGACTCCACCGGCCGGTTCGTCCTCCTCGGTGACGGCAAGCAGGAATGGGGTACGGGCGGTGCCGGTGGACGGGATACGAACCTCTACCGCGCTGCTGCCGGTGTCCTCCAGACCGACGGGAAGATAGCCGCCGGCCTCGACATCGAGGTCACCACCAACACCAAGGGCTTCGTCCTGCACGACCGCAGCGACGGCCACGTCTACCGGCTCAAGGCCACGGCCGGCGTTCTCGGACTGGAGCAGGTGTCCTGATGGATCTTTCCGTGACCGCCGAAGAGTACGTACAGGCGTTCCAGCGCGACTGGCCGGCACAGGCCGAGATCAGCGCACTACGCCTCGCCAACGCCCTCCAGGCCCACCGTATCGCCGAACTGGAGATGGCCACCGACAACGGCCACTCGCACCCACACGGGGAGCAGGAGTGACCGACTTTGCGCAGGGCACGCAGGCTGGCCTGACTGTCCAGTGGACCGAGTTCACCGGCGGACCGCCGGCCGACGTCACCGGGCTGACCATCACCATCACCCGGGTCTCCGACTCCACGGTGATGCTCGGGCCAACCACGGTTGGCATCACGCACCCGTCGGTCGGTCTGTACGGCTACACCTGGTGGGTACCCGAAGACGCGGACCTCGGCGACTATGCCGTCGTGTGGAACGCCACCGACCAGCAAGCCGACGCCGTCCAGGCGTCCGAGGTGATCACGGTCATCGCGGCCACGGTCGCCACCGGGCTGTACGTGTCGCTGGCCCAGCTAAAGAACTACCTCGGGATCCCGCAGGACGACACCAACGACGACGAGGAGATGACCAGCGCGCTGGCGTCGATCTCCCGCGAGATCGAGAAGTGCTGCCACCGGCAGTTCAACCGCTCCGACGTCGCGACCTCCCGGGTGTTCTACCCGAACCGCTGCGACCTGGTGAAGGTCGACGATTTTTGGACCACCACTGACCTGGTGATCGCCATCGACCAGGACGGAGACGGCGTGTACGAGACGACGTGGACCGCCGCCGACTACCAGCCTGAACCCCTCAACGGCATCGTTGATGGGGAGACCGGCTGGCCGTTCTGGAAGATCGGCGCGATCGGTCGGGGCTTCCCGACCCGCAACCGCCGGCCCGCCGTTCAGGTCACCGCCCGGTGGGGTTGGGCCGCGGTACCGGCACCGATCATCCAGGCCGCGAAGATCGCCGCGGTGGAGACGTTCAGTCTCAAAGACACCAAGTTCGGAGTCGGCAATGCCAACGAGTACGGGCCGATCCGGGTGCGGCAGAACCCGATGTGCGCGGCGAAGTGGAAGCCGTATGTACGTGACGCGATCCTGGTGGGCTGAGCAGTGGCGATGAGCATTGTGGCCGTCATGGACGGCCTGGAGGTCCGGCTGAAGACCATCGCCGGGCTGCGGGTGTCCGACGTCAAGCCGGGCCAGATCAACCCGCCGCAGGCCGTCATCGGCATACCGCCCGTCGATGAGTACTACGCGGCATTCAAGCGCGGAACGATGGTCGTGGCGCCGACGATTACCGTGCTGACCTCCGCGACCGTTGACCGCATCGGACAGCGGGCACTGGCCGGCTACGCCGACCCGTCCGGGGACCTGTCCATCGTCGCCGCCATCATGGCCGAGCCGACGCTGGGCGGCGCCTGCGACGACTGCATTGTCACCTCGTTCCGCCCACTGGGCATGGAAGAGGTTGGCCTCATCGGCTACTTCGGCGGGATCTTCACGCTGACCGTCTACGGATCGGGGATCGGGCAATGAAGTACAAGGTGATCGGCCCGCTACGGGTCAACGGGGTCAGCACCGGCGACGTGGTCGACCTGGACCCGGCGAACATCAACATTCCCATCCTGGTGGCCGCCGGGCACATCGACCCGGAACCGGTCGCCGAGCCGGAGTCGGCCGTGGTCGAGCCGGCCAAGGCCCCAACGTCGAAGAAGGGCTGAGCCGTGGCCTTTTCCCTGAAGGACGCCACCACCTGGGTCGGTGGCTACGACATGACCACCGACCTCAACAGTCTGAGCCTGGCCCTGTCCAAGGACGAGCTGCCCTGTGCCGTGTTCAAGGATCAGGCCCAGCGGCGCACAGGTGGGCTGGAGGACGTCACCGCCCAACTCGATGGTTTCTGGTCCGGTGGAGACACTGCGATCGACGCGCAGGCGTTCAGCCAGCTGTCGGGCGGTCTGTGGGTGGCGACCCATTCGCAGGACGGCGCGGTCGGCAGCGTCGCCTACACCTACCGGGCGGTCACGCCTAACTACCAGGTCGGCGGGAAGATCGGCGAGGTGTTGCCGTTCTCGTTGAAGATGGACGGCGCGAAGGGCAACGCGGGCCGCTCGGCCGGTGGGGTGCGGGGCCTGATCGCCAAGCCGAAGGGCGTCGTTTCCGCGACCGGGGCGACCGGTACGGGTCAGCACCTGGGTGCGGTGGCATCGGGGCAGTACCTGTATGCGGCGCTGCACGTCTTCGCGGTCGGCACGACCATCAGCGTCAAGGTGCAGAGCGACGACAACTCCGGCTTCACCAGCGCCACCGACGTGGCCACGCTGGGCCCGATCACCACGATCGGGGGCACCTGGATGACCCGGGTCGCCGGCCCGTTGACCGACTCGTACTACCGGCTCAACGTCTCGGCGATCACCGGCTCAGCCACCATCGCCGGGATCATCGGCATCAAGTAACCCGCCACCCCGAAGACCGTCCACGCTGGGCGGTCTTTTTGTATGCCCCGGAGGGCACCATGGCTTTGGCATTCAAGGACGCCCTGATCACCGTCAACGGCGTCAACCTGTCCAGCTTCGCCAACAACGTGACACTCCCGATCGAGTTCGACGAGCTGACCACAACGACGTTCGGCGACGACGCCCAGGACCGGATCAAGGGGTTGCAGGACTCCAGCATCACCATCGACCTGTTCCAGTCGTTCGCCTCGTCCGAGGTCGACGCGACCCTGTGGGCGGCGTTCTCCAGCGACGACCCGGTGACGATCGCGGTGCGGCCCACCTCGGGCTCCATCTCGGCCACCAACCCGGAGTACTCCGCGTCGTACCTGGTGAGCAAGTATCAACCATTCGGGAACAAGGTCGGCGAGGCGGCGACCACCTCCAACACGTGGCCGCTGGCCGGCGGGGTGAAGGTCGCCCGCGCGACCAGCTGATGATCGGCACCATCACCGGTGGCCAGAAACTCCGGGACGTAGCCAAGGCCCTGCGTACGGCCGGGAACACCGGTCTGCGCAGGGAACTGACCGCGGCCCTGAAACGGGCACCGGACCCGGTCGTCAAGGACCTGAAGACCGCGGTGGAGAAGGTACCGGTGGTGGGCTTCCCAGTCGCCACCAGCGGGGCCAGCCGCCGCCGCCCGTTCACGATGCCGAGCCGGGCGAAGAACCTGCGGGTCACCGTCGCCCGGGTCATCGACGCGCAGGTGGTCACGTCGGGTAGCTCGCCGCGACTGACGATCCGCGTCAACGAGGACCGACTGCCGGCCGCCCTGCGGACCCTGCCTCGCTACCTCGACGACAGCAGCCGCAAACCGTGGCGTCACCCGGTGATGGCCAACAAGAAGGTGTGGGTCGCCCAGAAGGGCAAACCCTGGTGGTGGAAAACCATCGAGCCACACCTGTCCGGGATCCGAGCCGAGGTTGATACCGCGCTCGACCACGTCCGTGACCAGATCGAGAGGTCAACATGACCGCCATTCAACTGTCCGACGCGGACCAGCAGCGCCTCGGCGTGTCCGGCGCGCTGCCGTGGGACTCGGACGTCCTCATGCAGCGCGAAGCCGAAGTGCTGTCCGAGAACATTCCGGGCTTCGACCCGGACCGGTGGTTTTCGTTCCTGCTCGGCGAGCCGCTGCTGAAGGACGGCGAGCCGGTCATCGAGGACGGCAAGCCGGCGCGACGCCACGATGCGCAGTGGCTCAAGGCGATCGTGTGGTGCGCCTTGGACCGGGCCGGCTGCGCGGTGCCGTTCGCCGAGCTGGACTTCAACCGGCGTGGCGTGTCCGTGATCAACCCGGAGGACCCGGGAAAAGACGAACCGGACCAGCCGGAGGAGACACCCTCCGCCGAGTGAGGCAGGCGTACGAACCGCTGTTCGGCTACCTGTTCGGGCTCAAGCCGTGGGAGACCGAGCGCCTCACCCATGACCAGTGGCTAGGCCACAAGGCGATCGTCGACCGGTGGCGCGCCGGGGACCTACGACCACGGGGGTGATCTGAATGGCCAATCCACTCAAGCTCGACATCGTCACCTCCAGCGACAAGAAGGGTCTCGACGAAGCGGCCCGCGGGTTCGAGAAGCTGGCCGACCAGGTCGATGAGACCGGCGACCAGATGCGCGAAACGGCCGTTGAAGCTGGTTACCTCAACGCCGAGCTGGAGAAGTCCCGGACTCGCCTCGATGGCCTGGTAAAAGAGTTCGACGCCACCGGCGACACGAAGTTGTTGAAGATGATCCGAGGCGAGCGGGGCAAGGGCACCCTGCTCGCCTCGCTCATCGGCGACGACTCGGACAACAAGCAGCAACTCGGGAAGTTCGACGCCACCCTTGAGGCCGCACTCAAGTCCGCGATCGGGCACCTGCCGACGATCAACCCGAAGGCCGACCTGAGCGAGGCCGACGAGAAGGTCGCGTTCCTGCGGTCCGAGTTGGAGCGCCTCAGCAAGCAGCGCATCGGCGTCGACCTGGACGAGAAGCGGGCGCTGGAGAAGCTCGTCGGTCTCAAGGCCGCACTGGCCGAGCTGGGCGGCGCCAAGGGTTCCCGTTTGCGGTTCGACACCGACTCCGCTGCCAAGGACCTGGCCAGCCTCGGGAAAATCTTCGAAGAGGTCGGCGTTGAAGGCGCCAAGGTGCTGGCCAAAAGCATCGAGGAAGGCGGAGACGAAGCCTTCCGGACGATGGCCGCCAGCCTCCAGGGGGCACTGTCGTCGCCGGTCATCGGGCCTATCGTCACCGTCGCCCTGGTAGCCGGAGTCGTCGCAGCAGCACCCGTCATCCTGGCGACCACCGCCGGTGCCCTGCTCGCTGGAGTCGCCGCGGCCGGGATCGGTGTGGGCATTGCGGGCCAGATCCATGACCCGCGGGTCATGAAGGCGATCAGCGACACCAAGGACAGCCTGGCCACCGGGCTCACCGACGCGACGGCGGCGTTCGCCCCGGTCCTGATCGACGTAGCCCACAAGGCACAGAGCGCGTTCGCTGGGCTCGAACCCGGGCTCAAGTCGACGTTCGACCACCTCGCCCCGGTCGCGGACAAGCTCCTCTCGAACCTCGTGGTCATGGGCCAGAAGGCCGCGCCCGGGTTTGAGAAGGCGATGAACGCCGGTGGTCACGTCCTCGACCGGATCGGCGACGACCTGCCCGGACTCGGCGCGTCGTTCAGCAAAATGTTCGACGAAATCTCCGGCGGTGCCAACGGCGGGGCCGATGCCGTACACGACCTGATCCGGCTGATCGGGATGCTGGCCGTCGGAATCGGCGGGGTGCTGGAGGTCGGTGGTAAGGCGTTCTCGGTGGTTGAGGACGTCTTCGACACGCTGACCGGGAACTTCGGTGACCTGGACCGCAAGCTCGCGTCTTCGGCCGGCGGCACGGATGAGCTCGACAAGGAGTTGGCGGAGCTCGGCGACCACGCCGCGAAGGCCGGCGACGACATGGAGACCCTGTCCAACAAGATTTCGTCGACCGCCGTCACATCGGACACGCTGGCCGGGCAGATGTCGGACAAGCTGTTCGGCGCCCTAATGGGCATGGACCAGGCGACCCTCGGGTTCGCCGAGTCGCAGACCAAGCTGTCGCAGTCCCTGGACGAAAACGGGCGGCACCTGGATATCCACACCGAGAAGGGCCAGGCGAACCGCGAGGCCATCCTCGCCGCCATTCAAGCCAACATCCAGCTGTACGACCAGAACATCCAGTCGGGCATGAGCGCGACGGACGCGGCCGCGGCCTTCGATACGAACACGGCGGCCCTGGAGCGCCAGCTCACCAAGGCTGGTATGACCAAGGACGAGATCGACGGGTTGATCGGCAAGTACAAGAAGGTGCCGCCGGGCGTCGATACCGACATCGCGCTCCACGGGCTCACCGACGCGATCAACGACCTGGACGACATGCTCGCGAGGGTCAACCACCTGTCCGGCACGCACTACATCAACATGGTGACGGAGTACGAGAACGCGAAGCACTCGGGGCCGGCGCCGAACGAGGCGCAGGGCCATGCCGATGGTGGCCGGGTCAAGGGCGGCGTGCCGATCATCGTCGGTGAGCGGCGGCCGGAGCTGTTCGTACCCGACTCCGACGGCGAGATCCTGCCCCGCGTCCCCAGCGGCTACAACACCCCGGTTGGTTCCACGCCCACACAGGGCGGCAACAGCAACGCCGGGGGCTACGCCGACAGGGGCAACCGCACCGTCACGTTCGCCGGCAACGTCGACTCCGCCTTTGCGACCGCATTCATGCGGATGCAACGCGAAGGTCTAATCACCATCAGCTGAAGGGGTCGGCATGAGTGGCATCGTCGTGTACACCAAGAACACCATCGAGACCCTGTCGGCGTTCGCCAATGGGACGACCGACGACGCCGGCCAGATCAACGCCGCGCTGACTATGGCGCAGGCCACCGGTGGCACGGTGTGGCTTCCGCCGGGTGTCTATGGCATCGGCTCCGACCTCATCGTGCCACCCGGTGTGACGCTGACCGGTCAGGCTGGTGTACGCACCGATCTCGGTGCCAGCAGTGCCGCTGTTCAGGCGCGCATCAAGCTGCTGTCTACGTTCACCGGCAAAGCGGGTGTGTCCGTTGTCGACAAGGAGGTCGGCGGGTACTCGGCCGAGAACGGTTCGGTGACGATTCGCGACCTGAACATTGATTGTTCGGCGAAGACGTCCGGCACCATTGACGGTATTCAGGTCAATGGCCGGTGCGACGGATTGCGCATCGAGAAAGTCTCGATCTACAAGCCGCCGAACTGCGGCGTCAGGTTCTTGCAATACACCCGGCTCGACACGCTCACCTACAAGACCATCAACCTGGTCATGGACCGGGTCGTCGTGCACACCAGTGCGTCGGTGGGCTTCAGCTTCAGCGGCAACACGGACTCGGAGATCACCAACTGCTACTCGCTCGGTGCGCTGGACGACGGGTTCAAGTTCTCGTTGAGCTGCGCCAACACGGTGGTGACCAACTGCCGCAGCGAGGGATCGGCCAACCACGGCTTCCACATCACCGGTTCCTGGAACACGGGGACCGGTTCGGGCGGCATGCTGTTGATGGGCTGCTCGACTGACCGGAGCGTGAAGAACGGCATCCTGGTCGACGCGACCGGCACCGCCCCGATCGCCATCAGCAGCCCGATGCTGCGGCGCGATGGCCGCAACGGCGGTACCGGCGGCGGCTCCTACGCCGGACTGGCGGTCGCCAGCGCCACCGTGCCCGTACTCATCACCAGCCCCACCGTGTTCCCCGGGGTGGACGACGCCGGCACCGGTACCAACAGCCCGCAGTACGGCGTCAGCATCACCAGCTCCACCTTCGTGGCCATCAACGGTGGCGGCTACCTGCATGCCCAGACGACCGCGTTCAGCGCGGACGCGACCAGCGTGGTGTCTCGGGGCCCGGGTATCGCGGAGCGCACCGGGTCGACCAGCGCGCCGGGCACCATCGCGGTGGACAACTGGCCGCGGCCCGAGTGGACGCCGGAAGAACTGTCCTACAAGGCGTTCAACTACGACCCGCTGTTGGGTTCGACCAGCACCGGGCAGGCCAGCGGTGTGCCGCTGCTGGCCCGGGTGAAGGTCCGCAAGGCCATCCCGGTGACGAACCTGCACGTCTACATCAACACCGCAGGTGGCACCCTGACGAGTAGCCAGAACCTGGCCGGGCTGTACTCGATCAGCGGCGGCACCGCGACCAAGATGGACGTCAGCGGCGACCAGACCACCGCGTGGGGATCCACCGGGGCCAAGACGATGGCGTTGGCGGGCGGCGCCCAGACGATCCAGCCGGGCGACTACATCGTTGCCTTGCTGTCCGTGGGCACCACCTCGGCGAAGTTCGCCAAGACCTCAGCCGTCGCCAACGCCCAGTTCACCAACGGGCTGCTCGGTGCCAGCGGGGCCCGGTTCGTCACCAACGGCACCGGCGCCACTGCGCTGCCGGCCACGTTCACGCTGTCCAGCAACACGACGACCAGCGATTCGGTGTGGGTGGGGTTGTCATGAGCAAGCTGGCCTGGGTCGACCAGGACGCCACCACGTGGGCGGACCTGGACGGCACGCCGTGGGTCGGCGTCGTCCATCTGCCGGGCGTCTTGGACGGCAACATCGTCGTCGAATTCGCGTGGGGCGCCGACCTGACCGCCGACCCCGATACCTGGCAGTGGGTCGACGAAACCCACAACCTGCTCCAGGACAACGGGCAGCGCATCGTCATTTCCCCGATGGGCCGATCCGATGAAACGCCCACGGCATCGCTGCCACAGCCGGCCGGGTGCGCCTTCCAACTCCTCAACACCACCGGCGAATACACCACGTACAACGCCACCCGAGGTGGGCACCCATCGGCGTGGAAGAACACGCCGGTGCGGGCCACGGGCAACGCCGGCAACAGCGGCAGTCCGGCCATCCAGTTCCAGGGCTACCTCAACGGATTGCCGCCCAGCTGGGACACGTCCGGGAAACTGCCGATCGTGTCGGTCAGCGCGTCAGGCGATCTGCGCCGGTTGACCCAAGGCACCGACCCGCTGAAGTCGGCGATGACCCGGTACATGACGGACCTTCTCAAGACCGGGCCGGTACCTACCGCCTGGTGGCCGATGGAGGACGGCGCTTCCTCCGTTCGCGCAGTCTCGCCGATTCACGGCGTCCAACCGCTTTCGCCCGGCGGAACGAAGATTGACTTCACGACTGGCGTATCGGCGCCTATCAACTTCGCCGGCACTCCCGGTCCCGGCGGCACCGCGCCCCTGCCGACATTCCAGACGGGCAGCTTCATGTCCGCCATCCTGCCGCCGATTGCCACCGCGACTTCGTGGCGCGTGGATGCCCTCATCAAGATGCCGACGCTCGGCCCGACCAACGACGTATCCGTCATGCAGCTCAAATCGTCGGGCGATGTCCTGATCTGGGAGTTCCGGATTACGGGTGGCTCCAGCGGATTCGTGCTGTCCACCGTGTTTCCGCCCGCGTCACACCAGGACCAGGGATACGGCTTCTACCCGAGGGATCAGGAGTGGCATCACCTCAGTGTCCGCGCTGTTCAGAATGGCGCGAACATCGACGTGACGCCGGTCTTCGACAACGACGTACGTTCGGTGACCACGTACACCAACAAGACCCTGGCGCCGTTGACGGAGATATTCGTTGGCATTTCCGCTAACGATCCGAACATTGTGTCAGTCGGTCAGATCATGATCTGGCACCCGTCCAACGCCCTCGACATATTCACCCCGGCGACCGGGTACAACGAAGAGAACATGATTGACCGGTTGAACCGGATCGCCAACCAGGAGAACATCCGGATCGACATCACCGGCGGCAGTGACACCAGGATGGGGCCGCAGGGCATCGACACCGCGATGAACCTCATCAACGATTGCGTGGCCGCGGACCTGGCGCTGCTTTACGACGGACGCGGACCTGGCCTCGGTGTCATCACCCGGGAGGCCCGGTACAACGCCCCGGTGTCGCTGACCGCGGACATGGCCGCCGGGCAGGTGGCGCCACCGTTCGCCCCGGCGGACAACGACCAGCGCAACAGGAACCGCTGGACGGTCGCCCAGGAAGGCGGGTCGCAGGCCACGTACGAAGACGTCAACGGTCCGCTGGGCTCCAAGAAGATCGGGACCTACAAGGACTCGCTGACCATCAACATCGCTGATGACGGCGCGTTGAAGAACATCGCGGCGTGGCTGGTGCATCAGGGCACCGTTGTTGGCTACCGGTACCCGACCCTGTACCTGAACATGGCCGCGTCGCCGGAGCTCGCCGCCGACTGGCTGGCCACGCCACTCAATGGCCGCATCGACGTACTCAACGTCGACGCGGTCGCACCGGAGCATCCGCCCGGCGACGTGTCGCTTCTCCTGGAAGGCTGCACGCAGGTTATCTGGCCGTTCGGGTGGACGGTGACGGCGAACTCCTCGCTGGCTGATCCCTGGAACGTGGCCGTTGTCGGCCGGACCCGGGTGGACACGCTGCACAGCTTCACCTCGGCTGATGTTGCCGTCGGTGCTACCTCGTTCCAGGTCCGGACGGACTCGGGCCACAAGCTGTGGACGCCCGGC